CGCAAGAATCTATACCAATAAACCCTTCTGCGTTCTTTAAAACTTCGTGTATTACGGCCCAATGCTCTTCAAATTTTACAGTGCCTTCGTAGCTTGGTTCGTTAGGCAAAGTGGAGTCGATTATCGTGACATCGGGGAACTCCGCCTTTAATTTATTTATAACTTCTTGCGCCATGTAGGGCGGGTAATTTCGGCTAGGGTCAATACTGTTGTACGGGTTTTGGGGGTTAAACCCAATAGGTGGTTGCCCTCCCGAAAACTGCACTAACATGTATTTCCCTGTAATGTTTAGTTTTTTTAGCATTGCCGCTGCACGGTCTTTTAAGTGCTCCGTATACATTTTTGGCTTCATGCTAGGGTCATACTCAACCCCGAAATGTTCGCAGAACGATTCAATAATATGTTGCTTACCAAAGATAAAATTGCTCTTGTACGGTTCGCAAAAAAGAATATTGTCCGAAGCTAGTATCCTTTCGTCGTGGAGAGGTATGGTCTGTTCATACCCCATCGCTATATCCGGGTTGAAAGCACAAGTGTCGATATATGGCGTGTGTACCTGTATACCTTGCCCTGCTTTCTCCTTAAGTTTTGGTACTAAAGCTGTAAAAGCCGTACATTTGCCTATCCCACCTTCGACAACGTATGTGTTGAGCATTTATATTTTTACCTTTTTTAATTTTCGTTAGCAGCAATAGCGTCTTCAAAAGGAGTCAGATCAAACTCTTCCGGCCAGTCAATTTGTAGCATTATTTTTAAGTGATCGACATTTGCGCGTATACAGCCTTGCCATTCCTCGTCGGACATTTCCCCTTGTTCCCCATTGGTTAATATATTTACAGAACTCATAGCGTTATTGTATGTGGTTACATAGTCTATTACTTTTTCTTCCATTACCTTCTCCTTTTAAATTTCTTTTAGCTGTTTTATTTCTGCTGACAGCTCTTGGATGGCTTTGACTAGAATAGGGACCAAATGAGCTTCATTGTATTTAAGCTTATCAGGGTCAGTTGCACTAGCCACAACAGGAGAATCGCCCTCTAATGCAATTACATCTTGGGCTAAAAACCCGTAGCGTGTTACGCCGTCGGTTTCTTCTGAATCTCTTGATTTTTTAAACTGGTACTCGGTAGGTTTTAATGCGTTTACAAAATCTAACCCGTGTGGGACATCTTTAATACACGCTTTGTCGCGGCAGTCGGACACTGTGGTCCAGCCTATTTGAATCATGGCGCAAGTATGGGCAGCATTACCCATTATAATGTGGTTGCATAGGACAGTGGGGGAACCCATGTCTACAAACCCAGTCTGAGTACATCCAGCGCAGCAAAAGCCCGCGAGCGCCCCTACACCTATATTATTACAGCCGTTTTTATCTCCAATAAGGCAGCTTCTCATGGCGTCAGCGCCTACCGCAACATTAAAGCTTCCAGTGCAGGCGCTGAAGCCGGCTAGGGACCTTGCCCCTATCGCAACATTCCAGCAACCATTGGTAAGACAACCACCCGCTTGGGAGCCTAGTCCGACATTATAACAAGTTGCTACCAAGCACCTCAACGAACCAGCACCTACTCCTACGTTATCGGAAAATGTAAAAACAGATTTGCTCTTTGAAAGTGAATTCTCTCCGATTGCTATATTGCGAGCACCTACAGTATTGCAATATAGCGCAAATCTACCAATGGCAATGTTGTTGCAGGCCGTAGTGGTAAAGTTCATAGAACAGATTCCGATTCCGATATTTGAGCACCCAGTGGTTAGACTGTTTGCAATAGCGAATCCGACTGCGGTATTATCGCATCTAGAGGCAGATTGTAGATTGCAAGCGCCAATAACGGTGTTACGAGCAGCAAAACTAGCTAAACAAAAGGTTTCAAAACCTACTGCGGTATTGTCTCCAAAGGACGCGCCACCGGCCAATGCGCCGCTACCCAAAGCAGTATTACGTGGAGATGCAGAATCAGTGCAGCCAATCAATCCAGCAGCAGCTGCCGCAGAAGTCCACGTTGTACCATCCGAAGTAAGCACGTTACCTGAAGTTCCGGGCGCTACCACTTGCACAGCAGAGGTTCCGTTACCAAGGACGACGTTGTTTGCAGTGAGAGTAGCCGCGCCCGTACCGCCATTTGCCACAGGTAGTGTGCCTGTAACCTGAGAAGTAAGGTTTACCCCCGTCAAAGCCCCGCCAAGAGTTAGGTTGCCTGAGCTAGTTACAGTACCAGAAAGACTAATTCCATTAACTGTGCCTGTACCACCTACACTTGTTACCGTACCGCCGGCTTCGGTGGGGTTAGCGTTATATACTGCTGCACCTACACCGTTACCGTCAGTAGCGATAAACACTTTGGAGCCGTTGGGTACAGTGACGTTAGCGCCAGAGCCTTGCGAAATAATAATAGATTGGCCGCCAGTGGTGGCGTTCTCGATAAGCCACACCTTAGAGACGGTGTTTGGACCCAGAGTAACCGTGCGAGTAGCTGTTAGCGATACCGCCGAAGTAATCTTCAAATAGAATGAACGCGTGGTGTCAGACGCCGCATCCGCCATAGTGAAGGTTGTGTTGGCGTTCGACGGCATTGCCTTTGTACCGTAGCTAAAGCTATCTGCAATTAGCTCAAGGTTAGTATTGGTGCTGGTGCCCCAAGTGCCGTCTTCATCACCCGTGGTGATTTCTTTTAATCTGAGGTCATTGTCGTACGTAGCCATTAGGACTCTCCAGTACTTATACTAAGGTGCCGCCGTCAGCAGCAGGGATACTTGTCGCGTAAATCTTTGTATTCTGGCGTAAGTTTAGTGCTTCGCCGCAATCTGAGCAAGTATCTGCGTCTACTTCGGACTCGTCTATGTCGTGCCCACAGTTATGGCACAAAACTTCTATTTCGTGTTTAGGGTCTATTGCTGTGCCTAAGTCTACCGCTTCGTTTACTATCTTCATGCTGCTATCTCCGTCCAATTTGGTGTTTGGCTGCCGTCTACTTCGGTCCAGCCCGGTGTTTGATTATCGTCTACGTCTACCCATCCGGCATTCTGATCTGGAACAATGTTGCTCCATACTAACACATTTCCTATTCTACCCGTGGCCTGTACGCCAATGGCGTACACTGTAGCCGTACCTATTTCGGTTGTATCGCCTAGTATTGCAGTGGCTTGAACGCCTGTTACGCTAACATTGGCATCTGCTTCTACTGCGGCTGTGCCTAGTGCTGTAGTGCCTTGGAAGCCCGTAACTTGGATTACGTTAGACGTTTGAGTAGTTACGGCGCCTAGTTCAGTAGTGCCCTGTACGCCAATGGCGTATACCGTAGCGTCGGCAGTGACGGTTTCTTCACCAAGTGCCGTGGTTCCCACCACTCCAGTAGCATCAACAACGACAGTACCTGTTACCTCAACCGAACCAGTCTGACCAGTGGCTTCTACCCCAGTAACATCCACATCTGCCGCAGCGGTAGCTTCGACACTACCCACAAAACCGGTGGCTGCATTACCAAGAGCTTCAACCGACCCATCTGCCTCAACTGCGGTGTTACCTAGTGCTACAGTACCCTGAACGCCGGAAATCGAAATAATCGCATCGGAAGTGGTTGTAACGGTACCTATAGCGCCTGTGGCTTCTAATCCGGCAGTGCTTACATTGGCGTCGGCTTCTACTGCAACGCTACCTAGTACCCCTGTAGCTTCTAACCCTGTTACAGAAACAACATTATTGGTTACTAAAGAAACATTGCCTAGTGCAGTAGTGCCTACTACGCCGGTAACATTAGTATTAGAGTCGGCTTCTACGTCAGTTGAGTCATCGTCGCCAGCTTGGCCTGCGACTATAAGTCCAGTAACAAAAACGTTGCTTTCTGCAACAACTGTAACCGTATTAAGGGCAGTGGTTCCTTGAAGTCCTGTAGCATCGACAACCGCTTCGCTTATTACAACAACACTTCCAACTTCTACGGTTCCTGTGTTACCAAAGACTCCGACGTTCGCGCTGGCTTCTACTGCAATATTTCCAAGGCCAGTAGTAGCTTCTAAGCCAGTAACAGAGGCGTTAGCGTTAGCAGTTACCGTCTCTTCGCCTAGTACGCTAGTGCCTTGAATGCCCGTAACCGAAACATCTGCGTTAGCGGCGACACTGACCGTACCTTCTACACCAGTGGCTTCTAAGCCAGTAACAAAGGCGTTAGCGTCAGCGGTTACAGTCTCTTCGCCTAGTACGCTAGTGCCTTGAATGCCAGTAACCGAAACAATCGAATCAGCGGTGGCTATAACAGAGTTTAGTAGCCCTGTGCCTTGGACACCCGTTACGGGAACGTTCCTACCAATTTTGGCTATTACCGTGCCTAACTGGGCAGCAGCTTGAACACCCGTAGCATTAACAACGGCTTCCGCGTCAACCGTAACTACTCCCGCGATAGCTGTAGCAGCCTCACCGAGTGCTAACCCGTTTTTATCCCCCTCAACTATATAGTTAAAGTTCTCGTCAAAATCAGCCTGTACACCTGTAACAAAGACGTTAGCGTCGGCGGTGGTTGTGACCGTACCGACTGCGCCTGTAGCCTGAACACCTGTAGTTAAAGCGTCCGCACCCGCCGTAACGGTCTCGCTGCCTAGGGCTGTAGTACCGACAACACCCGTAGCGTTTGCGAGAACCCCGGTGCCGGTTGATGTTGTTACACTGCCAACTGCACTTGTGGCAGAAACCCCAGTAACATTTACATCGACAGGGAAATCGGTTACTACGGTGACTGAGTTAGTAGCGCCGGTAGCAGAAACACCGGTAACCGGAGCGTTAATGCCTATACCGACAGTCTCGTTTCCAAGAGCCGCAGTTGCAGAAACACCAGACACGTTTGTAGAAACGTTCTTGCTAATACTTACAGTTGCTGACCCTACCGCACCGGTGGCTTGGACACCGTTTGTACTACCCGTGCCAAAACTTAACTCACCCCAACCACTACGCCCCCACCCAGAATAGGGTACAACGACGTTAGAAGTAGTAGATACGGTTTCATTACCTACCACACCCGCTGCGGATACTCCGGTTACTGGTGCATTTTGCCCAATAGCTAAGCCTACGGACCCAAGCGCCGTCGTACCTACAACATTAGTTACGGGCACATCTACGTCAGTGTCCACCACCGGTTCCGCAGTGATGTCTAAATAGACCTCAAGGGTGCCTATGTTTATGCCTTCCCTACCTAGCGCAAACTGAAGAACAGCGGGGGTTATAACTATTTCAGGGCCGCGTAGCCAAAAATACCTGTTGAAAGACGAGGTAGTTTCTGCATAAACAAACCACGACCCAGAGTAAGCACCCAAGTTGCCTGTATTGCTAGAAGGTGTAGTTCCGGTGTCTCGGTTCCAACGCCCAGTAAGTGTTGAAGTTGTTACATTAGTCCAAGAGGTTACTGAACTATAAGCTGAGGTAGCTCCATTTGTACTAGTAGACGTTTGGTAACTGTCAACGCCCGCTTCAAACCCAGCAGTAGTTCCGCCAAGGGTAATAGCATCTAGTTGGAGGTCACCCGTAAAACTACCACCACTTTGATACTTAAATACAAGGCGCGCAGTAGAACCCGCATAGGCCGCAACAGCACTATTCAGGTTCTCTAATGACCACGACGCAGACTGCCCTGAGTACGTGGCTAGTACTGGCGTTAACCCAAGTGGCATTTACGTGCCTCTAGGCGATACGGATAATCGCGTTGCTCGCATCAGCAGCAGGGAACACAATAGTGAAGTCACCATTGGTTGACGTTTTATCCGAACCAAAATCTAAAACCGCAACAGCAGGGTTACCACCGCCAGACTTGTAGATCAAAGCTCCGCGAGCTGTAATAGTCGCTGAAGACCATGTAGTGTCCGCAAAGTCTAGGAACGCTGTAGTGCCGCTAGAAGTTGGCACTTGGGAAATAGTCAGAGTGTTGCCACCTGCTGAATACCCTGTGCCAGAAGCTTCGTTGGTTGTGCTATACGCCGTAGTAGTCGCACCTAGCGTAGCTGCTGAAGTGAACAAAGCGATCTTGAACACGTCTGCTGTGCCTGAACTGAAATCAAAGTCTCCACCAAGGATTTGAACTTTGAATGATGTTGCCATAGCTTGTGTAATAGCCATTTTTCTTTCCTCTTAAATTAGGCTTTATCTCTAATGATAAGCCCTGTCCTATAGGCATCGGTGACTTCTTTTGCTTCGCCGAAGTTCTTCAAAGATGTTACGGCTTCCACAAAACGTTTCTCATACTCTTGCATGACATCTGCTTCACCTTTCATGTAGGTGTAGGCTTCAATCAAACAACCGTATAAAAGAGCTACTTCCGCATTTGTACTTAACCAAGTAGTGCTACTTCCCGACCCCGAAGTTAAACTAGCGGGCCTGTAAAAGTAATGAAGCTCCACCGCGTACGAAGAATCGGGCGTCGGGCCTATCAAAAAACTACTAACGTCAAAATATGCGTAGTAACGCGGCGCGCCCGTAGTGGTCGCATCCGGATTAAACTCTTGGACAAAGTTAACATCTTTGTACTCAAGAAAATCTTTATTTCCGTCACCGTCCGTGTATGACAACGAAAACGGTGCTAAGAAATCACTGGGTGCCGCAAGATATTGATTACTTGCCGTCGTGTTACCCGTGACGTTTTTACGAAAAAGCGTAAGCTGAACGTTCTTTAAAATACGCTCTTCGGCCACGCGTATAAAAAGCGGCAGGTTATTTACAAAACTTGTTTCTTGGTTTTGCGTGTAATCCTGTATTGCCGTTTTTAATTGATCGTAAGTAAAACTCATGTAATTACCACCGTCACGCCACCTACTTGGCAAAAACCTGTAACCGGTTTTAAGTTTGGCGCTTCTACTAAAGGAACGCCTACGTACACATCTAACGGCTCTACCCTATCCGGGCGAGCATCTTTTAAAGCCTGCGGGTCAATAACTTTCCGGCGAGGATTAAGTTGAGGCTGTTTAACTTCAAACTCATCCCTTCCGACCAGCATCCCGGTCCACTCTTTTTTCATGTCGTTAAGCTTGTAACGAAACCCGGAGCGGTCTGAAATGCCGTAGGCGTTTTTACCCGTAGCAAACTTTCCCATTACAGATTCCTAGAATACGCTAAGCTTGGAACAATATTAAACGAAGCTCTATCACGATCCTCGTCCATAGCGCGTTGCATTTCTTCTTCATACAACGCTTTAAGCAATTGAATGCGGTCCGGCGCTTTTTTAATGGCTATGTAATAAGCCAAACCTGCCGCTAGTGCCGGATAAAATCTAAACGGTATTTGCAACGTGTCTGTTGCAGAATCCGCATCGTCTAAACGAACTAAACGGTTATAAATAATTTGGTCAGTACTGTTGTCTGGGACAGGCCACAGCTTTAACACGGGGCTTATTAAGCGGTCCAAAAACCACTGTGACGACCTAGACTGCTGGGTTTTATTTGGGATGTTTATATAGTCATCCCTACTCAAGCGATCTATACCGTAGTCAGTCCCGTCGCGGCGAACAACTATAGACAAAATATCAATAGTGTCAGCGCCTACATTAATCTCGGAGACGCCCTGAGTTAGTGTGGTAGTGACCTGTTGAATGGTCCACTGGTTCAAACCACGATTAGCCCAATCCGCAAACAAAAGATTCATAGAGCGTTTGGCGGTTTTTAGATCGTACCCGGTACGCATCTCTTTACCGCAACGCTCAAACGCTTCTTCTATATAATCAGAAACGTCTAATTCAAAATCCTTTGATCCGGAAACAGCCATCATTTCTTCCTTTTTAGCGATGCTACACGCTTAGGTTTACCCGCCGGTTGCCCTTGCCGCTTCTTTTGCGCTACCCGGGACTTTTTCTCTGCCGCTGTCATTTCACCGGCGGTCTTAGGAGTTTTGCTCGAAACACGTTTTTTAGGGCGACAATACGGAGTTCCCCGTTTTTCGCCTTCTTTGCGTCCGCATGGTTTTCCCGTACGAACGTCTACCCACTCCTCCTTAAACCATCGTTTAAGGTCTGCGCCTTTCTTAGTCTTACGAACTGCCACGGGATGTATTCCCCCAGTTCTTAGCACCAACTTTACGGCACTTAGCTATCGCGCCAGAAGCGTAGGCAGAGGGGAAGACCTTGTAACGCGCCTTTACCTTACGGTAACAAGCGTCCTTACTGGTAGGACCGCCATCTTTAAAACCGGGGACTCCGCGGCCTTTCAACACGTCCGCACGAGTCACTTTCCCGTCTTTGTTCAGGTCCGGGAACTTTTCTTTCTTGATGGCGGCTCCGCCATCTGCATAGCCCGTAACTTTTAATCCGTTACGTACTTTTCCCATGCCTTTGCATTTAAGCATACTTACTTCATGCCTCGAACAGCACAACCGCCTTTAGCCATTTTAACTGGTCCGCCAACTTTCATGCCTTTTACAGCACAACCGCCTTTAGCCATTTTCTTAGGCTTAACTTCGCCGCCATACATCATACCCATGGCTTCCATTTTGCGAGGACTGCATTTCATAACCTTCTCCTAACCTAATACCATCATAACCACCGCGACTAATGTCGCAGAGAGTTGACTAGCAATACCGGCCAAAATCATCCAGTTCTTGTTCCGCAGATCACGTATATCATCTTCCATGTGGTCAAGATGATTGTTCTCAATGCGGTGCAAAATAGTTTCAACGACGGCCATCTGGCGCTTCACGTCGTTTACTTCCTTCTCTAAAGCCTCGTTACCTACCATTTCTTGCAACTCCAGTAACGTGCAGAGAACTTGTCTTTTGCCGTATCGCATTTATGACGTGCTCTAAAGCTTGCTCTTCTAGCGGGGACATCCTTTTTAATGGTCATATTAGGGTCCCCAAAACGGACAAGCTTTACTTCATCGCCTTTTTTGGCCAAGACGGCAAACTTCTTGCTACCGCCAGACGTTCTTTTAGGCTTGTTATAGCCGGAAAACGTCTCTCCTCTATAAGAAACTCTACCAGAAGGTGTTCTTTTAACAGCCGTTGTAGTGGCCATAAAACCCCCGAGTTAATTATAGAATATAGTTACAGCAGTTATATTGGTTAAAGCCGAGACATATATATCGGACACTCTTACGCCCTCATCAGGTATAAAAACCGAATCAGACGTGCTTGCTCCGAAATCTATGTCTATAGCCGTAGCGCCACCATTTCCTTGCGTTATGGTAAGCCTTCCCGCCCCGGCACCCGTGGTTACTTGAAACCCACGGACACGAGCGGGACCAACACCGACAGAGCCGGTGCCAGTTACTCTTTTTGCTAAAGTATCAGAACCCGACATATACGCTTCTCCTTAAAAGTAGCTTATGTAAGATTGTTATTCTGAAGATACACAACAGTAACCGTTCCAGCACCCGTGCCATCACCATTAGCCCCGGTGAAATCCGCAAGAACCTCTAGGTCAGTAGTGCCAACATTAGTGGCTTCTGCGTCCAATGTGCCGTGGGTTGTACCCAAAGTTTTGGCATCCACAGTGGCTAGGAAAGCATCGGCATCTGCGGCGGTACCTACCGATACGGTAGCCGTACCAGTGTCAGTATTAGCAGTGGTGACGTTTAAGATAACGTCGATTATTTGAGAGTTTGCAGGGACTATGGCAACTCTTTGGTTTAAAGCACTGGCACCGGTAATATCTACGATAATAGACTGGGCCATTGTTACAAAACCAGTGTTAGCTACGTTTGTGCCAACCGTCGTACCAATAGTGTTGCGAATTGTACCGGCCTTAATAGGACCAGAAAAAGTAGTAGTCGCCATGAAGATCTCCTGTCGTGGCTAGTGTCAGCCGCGGGATGCGACTGTCAGGGACATTTGTAAGATACGATAAAAAAAGGGGCAGCACAAGCCACCCCTTTTCCACACAAGACCTAAATCTTATGAACCGCTACCGTACACAGCACGCCAATCTGAGACGCCGAAGCTGTAACGCTCACGGGCCTTGAATCGCATGTTGCCAGTATCGAAGTCGCCTTCCATCGCAGTCTTAAGCGGAGTTCTGTTGAACATCTTAAAACCGTTAGGAGCATCAGTCTTGATGAAGAAGTTGTCTGGGTCTGTCAGGAAGTGGTTAACCACCGCACCGTCAGGAATCATACCCATAGACTTAGTCGCATTGATGTCGTTATCGGCAGTGCCGGGACGCAGGTTAGAGTTGATTACTCGCTCTGCAATGAATTGCAGCTCTTTAGGAATAATCATCTTCATGCCACGTACGGCAATCTTAAGACCACGCTCATCTGTCAGACCCGCGATGTTAATGAGCATTTGCTCAAGAGACGTCTCGTTAAGGTCTGCTGGCACAGCCAAAAGATTTGACTGGTTACCAGATAAAGATGGGTGTGACGCAGAACAAAGAGCAGCGCCGTCACCGACAGGTGCCGCAGCATTGAACGCGTTGTTTAACACAGAGGCAGCTTTAATTTGCTTAGTCTGTGACATAGAACGAGCAAGAGCACGAGTGTAACGAGCTGCAAGACGATCGTAAAGATTGTCCTCAACCGCTTCCTCAGTGATACTGAATGCCAAGGCAATGGTCTCGTGAGTGTAACGTGCAGTAAATGTTTCCTGCGCGTCATCAAACGAGATAGAACCACCCTCTGACTTAACAGGGGCAGTGCCAAAACCTGACAACATCACTTCCTCTTCAAATGCACGATCTGATGACTCTTCGTCAAAGATCTCTGCATGCTCATTTTCGTAACGATCGTACTCCATCCCGAACAAAGCATTTAGTCCGGGTTCCAGCTCTTTCGCTAGTTGTGCGCGAGATATAGCCATGATTTAGCCCTCTTAAATGCCAGTGGTTAATGAAGTGGTTTCTGAATCAAACCGCGATGCATTTGAATTGAAGTGAGCATTGAAACGCACTTTAAGCGGGATACCCGCCGCAGTGTAATCACTGTTCGCTTCGTCATCTACAATGCCTACAATACGGAGGGGCAACGTTGCTGTAGTAGCAACAGTGCTTACGCCCAACGCCGATGTAGAGTTACCGTTGTTTGTAGAACCCGCTTGAGCAGAAGTGCCCAAAGACGCGTTTGAAAACACGGTAGCTAGAGCAGTTGCTCGATCCGTAAGGGTTGCATCCGAAGCAACTTGGAAAATTTGATTCGGATTATCTGCAACGTAAGCTTTAACGGGATAGTTTGTATCCACGCTTACGCCAGCAGCGCCCGGCCAGTAGTTTAGCCACACAGGCTTTTTCTGGACAGAGTCTTGATATTCAACACCCATCAGGACACCTAATGCTGCGGTAGTACCGCCCGCTGTATCTGCTGCACGAGCAATTACACCGGCACTAGTAGGAATAACAATTCCATACTGGAAGATAGCATTAGCGTTGTCAGAAGCGATTTCGTACTCGGTTACACCAGTACTGTTTACGCCGCTGCCAACAAGCCCAATAGGACGTAAACCATAGGCAGTTGCTTGATTTGCCATGATGTATTTCTCCTAAAGGGGTGGCTTAATTCTTTCGAGAGCCACCAAAAGTTACACGAGATTGACGATCGGGTTTATTGATCGCCATAGTTGAGTGAGCATTTTCCCGCATCATGTCGTGATCGACAGCATCCATAAGATCTTGAGTTTTGCCAGAAAAATACGCCGATCTTTCCGCCAAAGTTTCTACTGGAATGCGTGCGAGTAAAAGTCCTCCAACGCCAAACACACCTTCATATTTACCTGATTCTACTACCGGTGCTTCGAAATCGGGATACTCATCCGCTCTTACAAGATCATACCCTTCTCTCATACGCGCAGAAATGTTCTTGCGGTCGTCAAAACCACGAACCTCTGTACGTATCCACCGGTGCGCGTACCCTTCGGGTGCAGGCGGTGCATCTAACATGGATGGGGGTGCCCAAGGCTTTCGCCGCTGTTCTTTCCCCCGGCTGTCTTTAGCGCGAGAAGAGCGATCAATACCTTCAAAACCTAATTTCTTGTCAGTCATTGTCGTCTCCTATTTGACATATTTCGCGTATTCTTCGAGTGGCACACCTAATTTCTTCGCAATAGCGACTTGGCTTGGCGTGAGTTTTACCTTAGTGTTGCGTCCAGTTCTACCCGTGGTTCCACGGGCGCTTCCGGCTACATTTTGTACAGGACGTTTGCCGGCAGAGTCTTTAAATTTATGCGGAAATTCTTTCCGTATGCGATTGTCTAGCTCACTATAATACTCATTGCTTGTTGGGTCAAATCCTTCGTCTTCCACTAAACGCTTGTGCAAGCCAAATGCAGCAAAAGTCATGGCTTCATCGGACCCAAACCATTCATTTTTGCTTGCCCAGTCCTCGGCTTTTGGGTCTGGCGCTCTAGGGGCCTGCTGCGGAGCGGGCTGTTGTTGTTGGTACTGAGCCGCTTGTTGCTGTTCCTTTAAAGAACGCGCTTGAGCTTGCTTAGTAGTTTCGTATCTATCCGAAGCTACAGCCAACTGAGTCATCTTTCTTTGTGCCGCTACAGTAGCGTCAGAATCGCCCATTTCAACCGCACGTTTCAACTCGGCCTCAACCTGTTGCTGCTCCATGCTCAGGCGACTGCCGTACTCGGTCATGTAGCCTTGGTCTAACGCTTGCATACGAGTACGTATCTTCTCCGCCTCGCTTTGCACGTTTTGCGCATACTTAACGGCTTCTTCTCTCTGCCGCTCGGCTTCTCGCATTTTCTTAGTTAAACGGTCAATCCGTTTTTTAACACCGGCGCTATACTCTTGATGCTCGTCATCCTCATCAAAAGATGTATTAGATTCCTCGGTGTCCTCTTTTTGAGAAGATTTAAGCTCTATTTCCGTTTCTTCGGTTTCCGAAACGTCTACATCTACGGACTTTTCGTCTTCTTCAATTTCGTATTGTGCTTCAGCCATGGTTATCTCCTATTAAAAACTGATGATATCTTCGGGATCAGAGATAGTTGCTAGTATCTCGTCATCGTTAAGAATACGTACCTCACCTCCGTCAATACGGAAACGAGACCCAGCATACCGAGCAAAAATTACCCAATCTTTCTCTTGGCACCAATCGCCTTCTGGGAATTTATCTTTGTCTTTGTACGCTAGTGGGCCTTTCTTCAAGACATATCCAACTACAGTTTGGACTTGGCCGTCCTCTAACACTTTGTCCGGTATATAAATTCCACCGTCTGTCTTAGATTTGCCTCTATAAGGTAGTATTAACAGTCTCCAACCGCTGGGGGTTGGGAGCTTTTCTAGGAGGGAAGCGTCAGCCTTTGAGGGGTCTAATACCTTAGACTTTGGCTCGACGTACATGCTGTCAACAGATGTTTCACGTGAAACATCCTCTTCGCTTTTTTTAGGTTTTTTTTCAGCAGCTTCTTTTTCAAGCTGTTTTGCTAAGTAACCGGGTACTTCAATCATTCAACTGCTCCTGTTGTTCTAGCAGGAAGGAGAGTTCCTGTGCTATGTGATTCAATGCGTTTAGCTCACCCATCAGAGTAGCGTACTGCTCCATGGAGGCTATACCGTTGCTTTCTAAAATATCTAATACGTTACTTCTGCGTTCTTTAATGCTTTTTTGAACGAACTGCACCACAACCAAATCATCCATGAATCCTCCCATGATTTTATCTGATATAGTTGCAGTGAATCTTATACTATTTTTCTAAAAAAGGCTAATAGATACCCTGAAACCTTTGAGGTTTCATAATGATGGGACTAAACCCTTTTACAACTCCGCCACCGGCCATTTTCTTTGGCTTGCCCGCTTTAGACAAGGCAATAGCCACCGATTGCTTCTGGGGATAACCCTCGTCTCTAAGCTTGCTTATATTGGAGCTTATAGTTTTCGAACTATTACCACGCATCAAAGGCATGATTTTCTCCTAGCAAATGTGAAAATCACCGCCACGAAGCATAGCGCCCATGCCGCGGCTCTTGCCGGTAATGCAGACGCCTTTTTCAGTATTAGGTGTTTTTTCAGCTTTGGCCGTAGCGTACGGTATACGGCCTTGGCCTTTAATGTCCGCATAGTTTGTGGCTTTAGGGGCTTTGCCCGGAGCAGTTCCGTTACATTTTACAGTGCGCATAATTAATTTCCTCGTTGTTGCTCTCGTTGCGCTTGTATGCGCAAGAGTTCGCGTTGATTAGTGGCTTCAATTCGCCTTTTGCTAGTCTCTTCTTGGCTGGCCAAGCGTTCGTTAAACTGCCGTGAACGTTCTTGCAAAGTTGCCGCTTGGAGGTCTAGCTTGCGCTGGCCTTCGGATATATCGGCGGCAGTGCCTTGTTCTTTTATCTGTAGCTCTTTCTCTTTCAGAGCCAGTAACGGATCTGGACCTTGGCCCTCGCCGCCCATAATGCTCTGGCTCATCTGACGAACTGTCTGCATTTCCTGAGCAATAATCTGTGCAACCAACGTTTCAACGTCAAGCATCTGATCTTCAGTAACCTCTTGACCTTGGTTTTGCTGCAAGAACATCGCTGCGGCTTGCTCACGAGCCTTAAGCTTTACATGTTGTAAAACGTGCTTTTGCAACGCCATTGCCATTGCAGGCATAGCTTGAACGATGCCCGACGCCATAAAGGTCAAGTGCGCGGTTATATGCGCATCGTGGTCCTGACCTTCAAATGCCTTAAGCTCAATATCGTCCATAGCGTCAATATGCTCTTGAGCAGGATCTTTAGGTAACGGCTCATCCGCAGTAGGTGCGTTAAGAATCTTATCAATATCCCGAACGCCCAAAGCTTCGTACATGCGGCGGTAAGCCTCATGCGTGTTATGAAGCTGAGGCGCTTGCATAGCAAGCTCTAACTGAGATTGCGCAACCGCTATACGCTGTGACTGAGAGAAAACGTTTGGATTAGACACCGGTACTACGTCTACCCGGTCGTCAAAATCTTGAGCCATAATGGCTTGATCACCGCCTACCACAGAATACGGATATTCTTGCGGCAAATCATTGGCAATTACTTGAGTCAAAAGCTTTAGCTCTTGCCGTAACGCATAATGCATGCGCTTGTGTACCGCGCTCATTACACGAGTACCTTGCTCAAGCATGGCTACGGTAGTGCCCACCGGCGCATTTTGATTCCCGTCACCAACTTTTAAATTAGTAATCGTAGCAAAACGCTGCCCGGCTTCTACTACAAAACCCAGCAAATTAAATAAAGTCTGATCCGGACCCTTAAACGGAAGCGGCATCAAGCTTTCTCGAATAGCACCGCCCGGCGCATCTACGTCCCTAAACTCTCCCGGCTGCAAAGGCTCAGAATCGTCACGTATGCGCATGCCACGGGCCTTAAAGCCCGCCGGTAAGTTAGACAATGTACCCGCGTCTATTAGCTGGCGTAGCGCCGCTGTGGCGGTCCTAGAGAGTCCACCAATAGTATGGATAAGGCCCAAGCCATAGAAGCCCAGACCCGGAAGGAACTTATAGTGAACAAAGTACTGGATCTTTTTGTACGATTCATCGCCTTCAATGTAGTTACGACGAATAGCCAAAACCTTTCCGGTTTCTTCGCTAATAGTGACGATATACGGGATTTTAATACCCGTTTCCTCACCGTCCTCACCCATGTCCTCAAAGCCCGGTAGATCCAGCTCTACGTGGAACTCAAGCAAAGTGCAGTCGTAGTTAACATACGAGGGGTGCACGCCCTGTATGTTGTCTATTTCGTCGTTAAGCTGCGAAGATTCTTCTTGCCCGGGGTTAATCGGAACATCCAAATAGAACCCGTAAACCTGCTTTTTGCGCAAGTCGTTTGCAGAAATAGGCACTACGTGAGTAATAATCGGAGCCGTTTCCAGATTACTCGTCTCGTAAGGCACAACGAGGTTTTCCGCAGGAACAAAAGAACTTACCGCACGGCCCAAGGTCTCGTCATAGTAAACCTTCTTGAAGGTAGATCCGGCCAAGGGTAAATAAAACAGCATCTGATCGAATTCAGGCGTGTACTCTTCCATCACGTTAGTGATGTAGTAGTTCATAAATTCTTGAACACGACCCGCTTGGGCTTCTTTTTCCTTATCCGGCGCGCCAACAATCGCCGTACGAACCGGACCTTCTGGAGGCAAAAGCTCATTAAAAGCTTGCGCTTGAAACTGAGTGGCGGATTCCGCCAAAAGTGGGTGAGTTACGCCAGTAGCACCACGGAAAGGCAACGTGCGCTCTTCGTACTTAAACCCTAACAGCTCTAAACCTTTGGTATAGGTGTCTTCCCAGTCCTGACGAGACGCTTTGTTCGCGTCGTACTGACCAACCAAATCGTTTGAAATACGCCCCAACTCGCCGTCATCCATGTCCTCAGCAAGATTCCGGTAGAAATCCCCCTCGTCAGTCATGTTGTCGGCCATAGGATCAAAGTCTATGGTAGCGCCGCCTTCCTCATCTAGCTCAATCTCAATGCCGTCGGGCATAATGTCCGACGCAGAAGACATGCCGTTAGGTGTCGCTAAGTCCGCTTCGTCTTGAATAGCCAAAAGCTCAGGATCGTCATTCATGCGATCCATCAAAGAGACTACCGGTTGCCGTGGTTCTGCCATGTCCGTGTCCTGTTTTTAAATTCCGCCGGGGTGACGAGAGTAATTTGTCGCGTTAACAATCCCGCTGGGATCAGTAGTCGTCTTCAACGTTTTAGGGTCTAACCTAGAAAAGTAAAGGTCCGGACCTTCTTTAGGGCTTTCTGCCCTACGCTCTTTAATAGGACGATCCATAATGCGGTCTAGTTGATCCAAGATTTTTTGGTCTACCATCCTAGTAAGATCACGAGTTGTGTTCATAATGCCCGCGTTACGAAGTATCTTTCGACCAACCGCATTGTTGCGGGTGTCCATAGCAATGTCTTCTCGACTGGCGTTATCCATTGTCCGGTCATACTCTTCGCCCATAACGCCCATCGCAGTAGATGCTTCGCCACCATACTCGTTTCCGTAAAGAGCCGTGCCCAACGCATGCGCGCGGGCGTCTAATATCTCAGAGGTTGCCGGCATGTCCATACGATCCGTGGGCCGTGATTCGCGACTAAAGTCTGCTGAACCGGGACGCTCGGGGCTTTCCGGGTAACCGTATTCCTTAATCAACCGCTCCTCAAACGTAGGCCCTTCACCGTAATACTCTTCACGATAAGTGCTGCCCGGGCGACCAGAGAAACGAATCTCGGATGTGTCCGCCATGTACTCGGGCACTTCACCAAACATCTTGTCTTTTGCGTAACGGGCAAGACCTGAGATGCCGCGGCCCACGGACCGCAGTCCTTCGACAAAACCGCCGCCTTGGTCGCCCGTGTCTACCGCGCCGCCTTTTTGGAAGCCGGGTATTACAGAAGTATCCAAGCCCGCTCTGATTAGCTCTTGGCGAGTTTGTTCGGGGGTTAGGTTAAACGAAGCCCCGATTTGATCGAGGTTTAATCCCGCGGCAGCGCCTTGTGCTAAAATCTGTTGCGCAGTTTGCGCTTCGGCTGCCGTGCCTTTTTGACTAGGGTCGTACATAGCAGCAAGATTTTGTTGGATAGTAGGCACCGCACTTTGACCCGCTTGCAGACTTCCAATGCCGGTTGCGTAAACATTACTTGGGGCGGCGGCCGTGACATTAGAAACGCCACCGGGCTCGTAAGTAGAAGCGTCAATTCCTACATCCGCAAGAACCTTTGCGGCTTGGCCTTCGCCTAAATTAAACGCCTCGCCTATTTGGTCTAAGGTTAAACCTTGTCTAGAGCCTTCGTCCAAAACTCGGTAGGCCGATTCTAAAGTAGTGTAGTCCCCTTGTCCGGTGGCCGCGTCCTGCGTGTATAAATCGGCTAGGTTGGTAGTGACAGGAGCGCCTGTTCCCGCTAAAGGTAAGTTTCCTGCCGCAACCGCCGCGTCAACATCCGCCGTAGTTAAAGCTGAACCCGTATCTAAAAGTCCGGCCCCCCCTTGGGAGATAACCGGATTGATAGCATTTACTACTTGTTGAGAAGTTAGCCCGCCAATAGAATTAGCATAGTCCGCGATACGCTGTGAGGCGATTTCGGTACTAGGAGAATTTAAGTACAAATCTTGTAAGTATTTTTCCGCAGGTGACTGGTTGTCTACAACCGTGTCATCTGTGACCGTGTCATTGCCCGTTCCACCCGTGACCGTGTCAAAAACAAAATTGCCGGTTCCAGTGGTTCCTAGAACTTGATCCGTGGTCAGCGTGCCGGCGGGCGTGACAAAGTTGTCGCCAGTGGTAGATAAAATATTTCCGGTAGCGCTACCGGGAGGAAGGCCCGCTGCCGCCGCCTGCTCAGCAGACAACCCTACTGTCGTGCCCCCAAGACCACTGCCTTCTATGTTCATGCCAGTAGACGGGAAGACCGACGTAATATCCATTTCGCCAGATGGCGCGAGGGCCGCGTCCCCCATAGTAATGCCCGTAGTAGGCTCGCCACTGGGCAGGACCCCTTTAGTTACAACCGGCACGGGGCGGTTCAACATGCGGTCGTAGAACGTCACGGCCCGCGGGGCGTCTACTTCATAAGCACGCCGCTGTTCAATGCTGTAAGGATCGTAAGGCAGGTACTGACTAAGCTGGGCCTCGTTCATCATAGGACGACCAGCTACTTGAACATCGGCAAGTGTGTACTGATCCGGAAGAGCATACTCTTGCCCTTGGCCAGAACGGATAGGGGTCAGCTTTACGACTCCCGTGCCGTCGCCGTCACCACCTAAACTTTTGCCTCCCGCAAGTCCAGACTGGGCTATGCTGCGATAGTTGGCACTGTTGACCCCGGCCATGGCTGTACGAAAAAGATCTTCCGGAACTTCGTTTTCTTGCATGTACGTAGAAATGGCCTGCGCCGTATTATCGGGATCTTCTTGAGCGTACTCTTCTTTGATCCGATCAATCTCGGCCATTACTTCTTCAAGTGTCAACGCCATGTCTACCTTCCTCAACCATAATACGCGGCCCGGACATGTGCCGGGTCTTCGTCTTGTTCCCAATCGTCAGTAGGCAACTGTACAAAGTTACCTTGACGATAACGCATCAGTGCTTGAGTGGTACTGTCTACCAAGTCGTCGTGTTCCCCATACGGAAACGCAGCACACTCTTCGATTAATTCTTGTGCCCATTGCTCGTCCGGCACCCATATCATTCCCGCTTCCAAAAGAGGAGCGATAGAATGCACCCTAGTTACCTTATCATTGCCACGGGACGGCGTAAAGTTTACCACAGGGATTCCCATATTGCGCAACTCTTGTGTCAACGGGGTCCCAGAAGCTTTCGCCTCGATTATAACCGTTTCGGGGTCCCAATACTTATACTGCTCCAAAGCCATCGCCTTAAGCTCCGGAAAATCCCAGCGACCCTTCTTAGACTCCAACAAAATCAAATTAGGCTGGGGACCCTCGTCAGGATAGAAAACACCCCACGTCGTTATCGCACTGTAGTCCGCTGTCTCCCGTTTACTAAACGCGGTATCGTAACTTTGGATAACATACTCCAAACGAGGAATCTTAGGCTCATCCCAAACTTTCCACCACTCACGCTTCAAGATTGCGTTCGTGTCGCCCGTAGGCTGCTGCTGATACTGCGCATTCCACTTGCTCGGAGGAATAGACG